GTGGTTTGGCATACTGAGGCATATAGCTCCTTGGGGAAAATCCTGATAAAAGTATAACGATTTGTCTTTGTGTATAGACGAAAACTTGAGTTGAGTACATAATGATATTTATCAAAATATATTGCCAGGCTACCCGATGATAAATATTTCGGTCAATATAACAACAATGATAACAAACGAATTTTTCAATAAACTAACAACAAATCACCCGTTCATAACTATATGTTCATACGCCAACCAAGATTATGTTGGAATAGTTCAAAACAGGGACGATATAGTAACCACTATATACGATTACGGGGCTATAATAGAGTCTACAGCTAGAGAAAAATTCCTAGAATTAGGAGATGTTTGGTGGTGGGAAAGTAACAGACTTATCCCTATCAATCTGTTCTTAAAAGACGAATGGATTATATTTAAACCATACCTTAGGACATTTAACAACAAAAGTTTAACAGTAATACACGGCCCAACGTGTAGTATGTCTGAACTAAACAAGCGCAGAACCAAACGCCGCAGTATTACTTTAGTAAAACGGATGTTGTAAGTAGATTCATATGTACAACTACTAGCTGTGCATATGCAATAGCGTGACTCTTTTTAAAGCTATAACCATCTGAACCTTTATCCCATATAGTCTCACTTACTTCTTTCCAAGTCTTTCCTATTAAATGTTTTTTGGCAGGTCTAATTACAGCTAAAAACATTGCTAATCTTGGGATACTGTTAATGGGCTCTGGCATCTTTTTGATGTTCTGATAATGATTCTGTAAATGAATTAGACTTTTCATCTTATCATAATCTGCTAACATAGACCAATCAGGTTCAGTAGTCATCAATTTGATTAAGTGTATTTCATCACTCACTTGTGAATAAACGTGAACATTCAACAAATCTAATTTAAAATAACCGCGCTTGTCTGCCTCAACATAATCTATTGCAGCCATATCATTAACTGGGTCATACGGTATTTCAGTAACATAAACACCAGTATTATGTTTGCGTATAGGGTTAGCATTACGCATTGCGGCAGGCGTATGTTTGATAAGTTCTAATAACTTATCTCTATCACCAAAGTCAATGTCAATGTCTGAATCAATTCTCATTTAGGTGGTGCTACCAATTCTGCTTTAATTAATTTAGTATACGCTTTTTGTACAACAATAGCTTGTCTTTCGGCATCTTCTACTGCTTTGTGACTGGTTACGTGGCCGCCATCTTTAAGACTTACTCCGGTTATCTCATACAAGGTACGTGTATCTCTGACGGTGTAGAAAGGCCAGGGGGTACGCATTTCGAGATTTCTCCAGGCCGACTCTGCCACGACCACGTCAAATGATGCACCATTACTCCACACAGCACGGCGATTCCAACAAAACTTATAAAGTATCTCCATACATTCTCTAAACGGAATTCTGCCTTCTTCTCCCATAGCCTCTTCAAGTGCTTCAGGACTTTGCTCACTCCACCAACGTAATGTATCTTCATTGATACTCCTATTATATATTTCTGTCTGTTCTTCAATTGTAGGTCGCAACTCCAATCTTTCAACAACCCCGCTGCCTTTAGGATCAAATCTTACTGCGCCAATGGTTAGTATAACACAATCAGGACTGGTGTCAAGTGTTTCCATATCAATCATTATATCATTTGCCATAATAATGCCGCTCCTATTACACCTGCACTGTCACCTAATTTTGCTTTAAAGATAGGTGTACTAAATTCATCATTGAATATAATCTTTTTCACACGTTCAATACCTCGGGTGTATAAGATATCATTATTGCTTAATCCACCACCAATTACAATACAATCTGGGTCTAACACTTGAACTAAATTAGCAATAGCTAATCCAAACTGTTCTAAGAAAGATTCTTGTATCTCCAAAATTTGTAAATATTCTTTTGTGGATAATTTTTTATTCGTAACATTAAATGCCCATTTGTCTATCCCCGAGCCGCTTAACCAAGTTTCTACACATCCGATTCTACCGCATCGACACATTATATTATTACTTGTATCTAGTGTTGTATGTCCCCATTCAGCACTTATGTTATGAAATCCTTTATGTAATGAACTGTTAATTACAATTCCGCCCCCTACGCCTGTACCCAATATCATTCCAAATACAGTATTATAGCCATTACCTGCTCCCAATAAGGCTTCTGCTAAAGCAAAACATTGACTATCATTTGCAGTTTGTATCTTACGATTTAATTTAGTTTCTAATATGCCTACAAAATCTGTATCATTTAAAAATTCTATGCTGGAATTTTTCAGTAAACCAGTTCTATAACTTATAGAACCCGGCATACATATTCCTAATGTATGTTCTTTTGTACTAGTATAGGATAATGCTTTATTATAGAGAAATTCTATTTCTTTGTATACGGAATCTGTGGGTAGACGCTCTCTAAATAATATATCATTAGTGGGTGATAATACACAGCACTCAATTTTTGTTTTACCGATATCAACACCAATCTTATTCATAATTGTAATGTTTTCCAAATATATTTCTTCTCTAAGTAATCTTGTAGCTTTAAGGCTTCATTTTCACTATTGAATGCCACACCTTTAATCTCATACATATCTTCTAGGTATCTAGCGTAATCACCATTGATATCTTGCGCCCAAGTAGTCAATGTTATCCACATAATATCCATTTCGCTAAGATATCCGGGAGTTATTCCAATACCAACTTCATCACTACCGATATCTTCAAATAGTACATCCAATAGTTTTTTCTTAATATCAAACGTTTGAATGTTACCCCACTTAGGCCATGATACTAGAAATTTACCTTTTTGTAAAGATGTTATGGGAAAGGGAGTAGTGTTCATTGGAATTTTAATAAAAATATTAGGTACTTCTTCTCGTCAACAATCTCATAACCATCAGTTATGTTACCTCCAACTATATTCATCCTTAGGCCATATTGGCCTACTAGGTAGTCTTCAAAATCATATGCGTCAAATTCTTTATTCTGTGCCATATATTCTTTACGTACTTTCTTTAATGCTTCCCAATAGTTCCAACGATTTTTTCGTTTATCTATTTCTGGATCATCGTCATCATAATCTTGTATGTGAGGTATAGTTGCCATTAACTCCACCTCAACGTAAACATAATGTAATCTCTTTCATATCTAAACTTGAAACTAACTATGTCATCATCAGTTACGCACCATCTACAATGTCGTTCGTGTTTGCCAATATTAGTTTCTAACCATTTAATTATTTCATTATATTTGGCAAGATGTTTAGCACGTACTGTACATTCATACCAACCGGGTTTAGTATTTTCCCATCCAGCATCATAGTCATAATGTTCATATATCATTGCCATCTAAGTATAAACCATTCTAAATCTTTTTTGTCACGAAACCAAAATTTAGAATTGTTCATATACCATCGCATATTAGGTGTCCATACTCCGTCGTGTGCTGTAGGTCCAAATGTTTCAATCATCCATGCTTCCATTTCTTTCCATTTAGCACCACTGAGTGGTTGTGCAGGTTGTGCAGTCAAATACTCTTGTTCATAAACTGTACCTTCGCTAAAGTAGAAAGAATTCCATCCTAATGCAGACATTAACACTAGTGTGTCAATATCTTTAGCCATTTGATCGGCTACTTGATTAACAATTTCTTCTGATATATTCATCCCCACCTCAACATAAAATAACTAGCATTGCTATCATTGTAAAAAGTGAACACAGTATGCTTCTCTAGTTCCCAATTGGATCCACTAAAGTTGTCATAGTTTGTTTTATGATAAGCAAAATCAAAATCTTTACCCATTACCCAACCGTGTTTTTTTAACTCTCTAACTATTTCTAAGGTTCTATCAATATCAATGTATAATGTTACTTGTCGCACTTTAACCCCGTGCTAACTCAAATAGTATGGCATCACGCTCATCCTTGAAATAGAAATCCATATAATCTTCGGTTGCATGTGCCTCAAACTTATCGCCCGGTAAGCCAAATTGTTCTATTGCCCAAGCACAGGTTTCATTCCAATCTATGATATTTCCCTTTGCCCATGATATACGAACTCTAGTACCCGCCTGCATTCAATAATTCCTTAACTTGTTTAACATTTTCTGGCTCACGATTAAACTTAATCTTCCATAACTCTGGATTGATATAGTCAATAACCATCTTTACCTGTGATTCATTCAAACTATCTAAGAACTTTACACCACTATCACTTTGATATAACATCCAAGGACTAATCTTACCATTGGTAATACTATGACATATCTTATTGGGGTTACCATAACACAAATAGTCTTTAGGTACAATGCCCTCTTTCTCTGCTAAATCCATAGTAGTTTGGACACTACGTGCAATAGCATCTAACGGATCTTCAATACGCAAATACTCAATTAAATATTTTGTATAGACACTATCACTGGCCCAAGTATCAATTTTGATATTGTTTTTTAATAACCAATCTACATATCTACTAATATTGATTGCATTGATATTTGCACAATGTGTTCCAAACTTTACAAATGCAGTATAGTAAGCACTACGAATGAACTCCTCGTATGTTTTATTCTTTTTAGTTGAAGTATTCTTTTTATAAAATTGCAACCAAGACTGAAAGCCAATACGATTACCTTGCATATCTTTGTTCATCCAACGTTGTTTGTTCTCACACAGGTGTTTAGCCATAGTAGATTCACGTAGGAACTCTCTATTGCAAAAATCACAACCATACTTGATTGTCTTATCAGTTGCCTCTGTCTTTTTCGTATTGAGTGATATCTTCATCTGTAACCGTTTTACTTAATACTTCTATGTCTGCTATTTTTAAATGGGGGTATATTTCTGCAAGATGCATTTTCTTTCTTTGCTCTTGCACAAATGCCTTTGAATATTCTGTTAAATCTTCACTATTTGCCTTAGGATAAATCTTTGTAAAGTATTCTTTTATTTCGTTCACTTGTGCCGGTTCTTTTAACAAACTAACACGCTCTTTAATCTGCGGTAACCATTGGTGATATTGTTTACCTTTACCGGGGCTTGCCGCACACATCATATACCATTGTAGTTTAGGATGCTTAGATACGTTTTCATTAAAGAAGTATTTGTTAGCGTGATATTCTGTACTCATTGCATAGTATCCTGCAATATCACTTGAACCTTTTACGTAGCTTAACCATTTGATTAACATAAATGGTACAAACTTACGTTGCTGTTCAGGTGTTAGCCTGTCATAATAACCATAGTCTTTCTTGTCTAGTGCCGCAATAGCTTCAAACAAGTTGAAGTCTTGATTCTCTAGTTTCTCATCTTGAGGTATTGCTATTTTCTTTGTTGCCATTAGAATGCCTGACTATAATCTACAATCTCACAGTTACGACTAATCTCTTTTACAAAATACACACATCTTGGTTTAGGTCCATCATCTAACGGGACACATAAGAATTGTCCGTTCTTCAATCGAGGTGCATACCAAGTTACATCGTGATAGATATCTACAATCTCAATCGGTACAAACGAAGGGCTAAAACTAGTGAGTGGATTAAACTCAAACGCATTGAATCCTCTGTCATTGATACTAGTGAGAGGTAGTGTCTCTAAGTCTCCGTGTTCTTGTTCACCAATAAGGATCTGCCAATCGATTGGCATCTTAATTGTGCTGTTACCAATCTTCAATACAAGTGCAGGGCTATTGAATGATTCTAAAAAGATTAGTGGGATATAATGATAGTCTACGTTTTGTGGATTACTATTGTCTAGTATTGCAAAACGCAAGTCATCAATCTCTTCGGGAAGTGTTTCTAAGTTATAGAATTCGTTGTCTAGGGTTAATATACGCATAATGTATTATATCAGGTTCTTATCTGTATGTCAACTTTTCAACGTCAAACGGGTAGTTTGCTTCTTTATAAAAAGCTTTACGTTGGGTTAAATGTCGTTTGGCAAACTTACAACTGCTAGTTATGTCCCATATTTGTACAAAGTCTTTATCTTCTGCTTTACGAATGCCTCTACCGATGCTTTGGATAACACGGACGAAGGATTTTCCAGGTTCAATGAGAACCAGATTAAAAATCCTAGGTATATTGATACCAACAGCGGCGACACCATAAGTTGCAACAATAATTTTATTTGTACTGGTTGCAATTTCATCATATTCTTCTTTCCTATCAACCATATTAGTAGCACCACTCACAAACACACTGTCCGGTAATCTACTAACAATTTCTTTACCTGCATTAACTCTATCAACTAGAATCAATACATTACCTGTTTCTTTAATCTTTAATATGAGTTGGGCAATAGCATCAAGCCTATGTGTATCTTCTAACAAATGTTTCAATTCACTTTGGTAATTAGTAAACTCTACGTCATCTTTAAGTTGTACAATGTTTACGTGACATTGTGCTAATACACCCTGATCTTGCAATTCACTTGCACTTAGTTTACTGATAACAGGCCCTAAACTTACGAACAATGACTGTGCTTCAAACTTAGCTTTAGGTATAGTGCCGGTCAATCCCCAACGAATTGGAACCTTAGCAAATGTACCAGTAAGCAATGTCTTAAGTGCATCAGCTTTTGCCATATGCACTTCATCAACCATTACACAAACAACACCTTCAATGAAGTCCATAATATCTGCTTCACCTGCTTTTGTTTTCTTAAGCATATTGTTAAGACTTTGCCAAGTACAGATAG